AAGAGGAGAATAGTATGTCTATTCAAATAACTACTTCTTTTGTAGAGCAGTATAGTTCAAATGTAACTATGCTTTCTCAACAAATGGGAAGTAAATTAAGAGGTTCTGTTGACGTGGAAACTATAACTGGCAAGAACGCATTTTTTGACCAAGTTGGAGTAACTGCTGCTCAACTAAGAACTAGCAGACACGGAGACACTCCACAGATTGATACACCACATAGCAGAAGAAGATTATCTCTTTCTGATTATGAGTGGGCAGATTTAGTGGATGATACAGATAAAGTAAGAATGTTGGTTGATCCAACTTCAAGTTACGCAAAAGCAGCAGCGGCAGCAATGAATAGAAGTCTTGATGATGTTATCATCGATGCTTTGAACGCATCAGCTCAAACTGGTGTATCTGGCGCAACTGGAGTTCCATTACCTTCAACTCAAAAGTTCGCAACTTCAAACCAATCAGATGGTTTAACTGTAGCAAAACTTTTAGCAGCGAAGAAAAACCTTGATCTAAATGATGTTGATCCTTCTTTAAAAAGATACATCGTTTGTTCTCCACAACAAATCGCAGATCTATTAGCTATAACAAGTGTTACTTCTTCGGATTTCAATACTGTTAAAGCTCTTGCACAAGGGGATGTTTCATCTTTCTTGGGATTTGAGTTTATTGTGTCAAACAGATTAAAGTTAGATGCAACTAATACTGACGACAGATTAATTTTTGCTTACACAGAAGATGCTATTAAATTAGGTATTGGAAGTGACATTAAAGCAAACATTACTGAAAGAGCTGACAAATCTTATTCTACTCAAGTTTACTACGCTATGTCTTTAGGCGCAGTAAGAATGGAAGAAAAAAAGGTTTTTCAAATCCCTTGTCACGAATAATAATAATACTTAGGAGAAAATAAATGACTACACTAAATACAGACTTAGTAGCAAACTCTTTAGCTTCACCTCAAGTTCTTAATGACGCTGCCGAATTACATGGCGTTTTAAGAACAGCTTGTGGAACTGTTGAATTAGCTGCTGGCGATAGTACAGATGACGATGTTGTTTTGTTAGCACCTATCTCAAGTAAAGCAACGATCTCTCAACTTTTTGTTGGATCAGATACACTTGGTGGTTCTTGCACATTCAATGTTGGCATTCACAATTACGATGGCACAGTTGCTGATGAAGATGCTTTTGCAACTTCTGTAGCTGATGCTGCTGCAATGACAGACGTAAGACATGAAGTAGCTACAATTGACACAGTTGGAAAAAAACTGTGGGAATTAGCTGGTTTAAGTTCAGATCCAGGAGGATTGTTATATATTTCTATAACATTTGACGCAACTGGTGGAACTGCTGGTACGGTTTCATGGAATATTAATTACGCAGTTAATTAATAAATAAAATTTTAAGCGGGGGAAGCGAGAGTGGAACCCGCTTAGAGTACATGATTAAGAAAACAGATAAACCAAAAACCATTACTCACTTACATAGTGGAAATTATATTTACAGATACGTTTTGGTTGACAGATTTAAAATTGACACAAAAAACCATTTTGGTTTTGATAAAAAGTTAGAATTAACTGAAGCTGAAATATTTTCTTTAGTTACACCAAGAAAATTAAGAAGAAAATATATAATTAAAAAGGATCACAAATGAGTTTATATAAAAACATGAATGCTAGAAAAAAAGCTGGAACTTCGAGACCAAAATCAAAAAGTACAGTATCAGCAAAATCTTATGCAAATATGAAAGCTGGTTTTCCAAATAGTAAAAAAAATAAAGGTAAAGCATAATGGCTAGTGTTATTCAAATTTGTAATTCTGCTTTAAACCAATTAGGAGCTAGTTCAATTACAGCTTTAACTGAAAATTCTAAAAATGCTAGATTGTGTAACGAAAGATATGAAACAATTAGAGACGCAGTATTTAGATCTCATCCCTGGAATTGTTTAGTTAAAAGAGTTCAATTGGCACAAGACACAGATACTCCAGCTTGGGGTTTTACTTACCAATACACATTACCTTCTGATTGTCTAAGAGTATTACAAATTAAAGATTATAATTTAGATTATAAAATTGAAGGTAGAAAATTATTAATAAATGAAAGTGAAGTTTATTTAATTTATTCTGCACAAATTACCGATGTTAATGAATTAGATGTTTTATTAAGAGAAACAATATCTGCGGGTTTAGCTTCAGATATTTCTTATGCCATTACTGCTAATCTACAAGTTACAAAATTGATGACAGAAAAATATGGTTTAAAATTATCAGAAGCAAGACATACAGACGCTAGCGAAGGATATAACACAGATCCAACACTAGGTAATACAGATCAAGTAATATCAGAAGATTTCTTAAACAGTAGATACTAATTATGCCTAAACAACTTTTAAGCATACCTAGCTTTACGGCTGGGGAGCTTTCATCCTCTATGGAGGGTAGAACAGATTTTGCCAAGTATTTTAATGGCGCAACTAATATTGAAAATTTTGTTGTATTACCTCACGGGCCAATTACAAGACGACCAGGCACTTATTTTGTATCTGAAATTAAAAATTCAGCTGCAAAAACTAGATTAATTCCTTTTACATTTTCAACAACACAAACTTACATCTTAGAATTTGGTAATAATTATATTAGATTTTTTAAAGATAGCGGACAAATAACTGAAGGTGATGTAACTATATCTGCAATTACAAAAGCTAATCCAGGAGTAGTTACTGCAAATAGTCATGGTTTTGCTAACGGAGATTTTGTAAATATATCTTCTGTTGTTGGTATGACAGAAGTAAATGGTAAAACTTTTAAAGTAGCTAACAAGGCAACTAACACTTTTGAATTAACTGACGTAGATGGAAATAATGTTAATACATCTAGCTTTACAACTTACTCATCTGGTGGTGATGCAAATAGAATTTATCAAATCACAACTGAATATACTACTTCACAACTCTTTGATTTAAAATTTGCGCAATCTGCTGACGTGATGTACTTATGTCATCCCGATCACGAAGTATCCAAACTTTCGAGAACGGGGCATACTTCTTGGAGTTTAGATGAAGTTAATTTTACTAATGGTGCATATTTAGATACAAATATAACTACCACAACATTTGTTTTATCTGCTCACACAGTTGGAACTGGTAGAACTTTAACAGCTAGTGCAGTTACTGGAATTAATAATAACAGCGGATTTCTTACTACTGATGTTGGAAGATTAGTAAGATTTAGAGACGGTTATGGCAAAATAACTGCAAGAACAAGTACGACAGTTGTTACTGTTGAAATATTAGAAGATATGGGTTCTACAAGTTCTTCTGTTGATTGGCAATTAGGTGCTTTTTCAGATACCACGGGTCATCCATCTTCAGTTTCTTTCTTTGAACAAAGATTAGTATTTGCAGCAACTACCGATCAACCTCAAACTATGTTTTTCTCAAAGTCTGGAGATTATGAAAATATGGGATCGGGAACTAACGATGATGATGCTATGGTTTATACAATCGCATCTAATCAAGTTAATGCCATCAAATCTTTGAAAGCGACAAGAACTTTAATCTGTATGACAACGGGTGGAGAATATGCAGTATCTTCTGGAAACGCTACAGCAATTACACCTACAAATATTTCTATTGTAAAACAATCTAACTATGGTTCAGCTGGTGTTGATGCTTTATCTATTGGAAACGCAACTATTTTTTTACAACGTGCTAAAAGAAAATTAAGAGAACTGGCTTATAACTTTGATACAGACGGATACGTAGCACCCGATCTTACTATACTTGCAGATCACATAACTGAAACTGGTATAGTTCAAATGGATTATCAACAAGAACCTTATTCTGTAGTATGGGCCGCAAGAACAGACGGAGTATTATCGGGTTTAACTTATAATAGATTGGAAAATGTTGTTGCTTGGCATCGTCATATTATCGGTGGTAAATCAGACACGACAAAAAATATTATTCAACAACAAATAGCTTTTACTGCAAATGCTACAACCGTTAATACTACCAATAATACAATTACTATAACTTCTCATGGTTTATCTACTGGAGATCCAGTTTATTATTATACAGCTTCTAATGTTATTGGGGGATTAAATATTTCTAATTTATATTATGTAATTAGAATAGATGCTAACACAATTAAACTTGCAACTACTGCTACTAAAGCTACAGCGGGAACTGCTATATCATTTACTACTGCGCCTGGTTCAGACATTACTCAATACATTTATCAAGGTATAAATATTTCATCTAATTTTATTTATTCTTTAGCTCATGGTTTTAAAACGGGAGATATTTTTTATTATGATAATACTGGAACCTCGATTGGTGGATTAGTTGAAAATAAAAAATACTACATTGAGAAAATAGATAACAATCAATTTAAACTTTATTCAGATAAAATTTTAAATTCAGTTGTTAATTTAACATCAGCTCATACAAGTAAACAAACTGATAATATTTTAACTTATGCTAAAGTTGAAAGTGTAGCTGTAATTGACGGTGATACTGATGAAGATCAAGTTTGGGTTATAGTTCAAAGATGGATTAATGGAACTGTTAGACGTTTTGTTGAATATTTTACTCCATTTGATTTTTCAAAAGATGTAACTGCATTTCATTATTTAGATAGTGGTTTAAGTTATATTGGTGAAGAAACTTCTACATTAAGTGGTTTAGATCATTTAGAAGGTGAAGTTGTTGATATTATTGGTGAAGGTTCAACACAAACTGGTAAAACTGTATCAGATGGTGGTATCACATTAGATAATTCAACTGAACAAGCAAAAGTTGGTTTGCTTTATACTTCTGATTTACAAACAATGAGATTGGATGAAGGTTATACAGAAACCACTCAAACTAAAACTAAAAGGATTTACGATTTATCTATTAGATTTCAAGACACAGTTGGAGCTAGCGTGGGGCCAAACGCTGCAACCTTAACAGCAATAGACTTTAGAGCTTCTGGATCTCCAATGAATTTACCTATTCCATTATTTACTGGAGATAAATCTGTTGAATTTGATACGGGTTACGGCACAGAAGGCTTAGTTTACATTCAACAACCCCAAGCACTACCTATGACAATACTAGGTATTTACCCAAGATTGGAGACAGAAAGTGTCTAATATTGATTTTGTACCATTCGAAAACGAACACGCACACTATATTTTAGATCAAGGTTTAAACTCAAAATTATTAGAGTTGAGACCAGAGCATAGAAAGTATGCTTATTATTTAAAAGAAGTTGGGATGTCGTTTACTGGAATGTTGGATAACAAACCCATTGCGGCTGGAGGAGTGTTTCCACTCTGGGATGGTGTAGCCGAAGGGTGGGTGTTGGCTACAAAAGAAATAAATAACTATCCAATAACATTTTCAAAAGTTATTAAATTTAGGTGCGATATGCTTTTAAAAAATAATAATTTTAAAAGATTTCAAACAAGTGTCAAAGCAGATTGTGATGTAGCCATCAGATTTGCAAAATTTTTAGGTTTAAAGGAAGAAGGATTGATGAAGAACTACGGGCCAGATGGATCAGACTTTTACAGATTTGCGAGGATTTTATAATGAGTTTTTTTGGAGATATATATGCGGGTAAAGCTGAACAAGCAGCAGCAAACTATAACGCAGACATAATTGAAAATAATAAAAAGATTAAACTTGAAGAAGCTAAACAGATTATGTCTGTTCACAATGAATTTAATCTTCCTCAATTTGATAAAACAGTTGAAGAAATACAAGGTGCAACAACAGTAAATTACGCAACGAGTGGTGTTGAATTATCGGGTACAGCTATTGAAGCTCTTTATGCACAAGAATTAGATTTACAAAGAGATAGAGATACTATGACTTTTAATGCAGAGAACGCTAGAGACAGATCAGAAAACGAAGCAATTATGATGCAAGCTGAAGCAGATCTTCAAAGATACAGAGGCAAAGTTGCTAAGAAAAGATCTTACTTTGAAGCGGGTCAAAGTTTATTAAACACAGTAGCAACATTTAGTTAGGAAAATTATGGCAATAAAATTATACAAATCACAATTAACACCTACCACTCAATCTTCAAATGTAGAAAATAAAGCATTTGTAAGTATGGCAGAAGCGGGATCCATTGGTAAAGCCTGGAAAGGCATGGTTAGATCTGGCGAACAACTTTACGCTAAACACCAGGATATAAAAACTGATAACGAAGTTTTAGAAAGAACTAAAGAAGTTATGAATGGTTCAGATAAGTTTGAAGGTTTATCTACTACAAAATTAAATGCGTCTAATATGAGTGACCCAGATGCTGCTGGTAAATTATATAATGATAATTGGCAAAATATTTTTGATAACGTCAATGGTTCTCTATCAGGCAAACAAGCTCAAAGAAAATTTAAAAACTGGATGACACAACAAAATATTAAAGATGTTAATGCTATTACATCAGCATCAACAACTAATATGATTAATGCTCAAAGACTTAATACTTTAGATCAAATAGAAACTTTAAAAAAATCTGTAATATTTGGAACATCATTAGAAAGTGAAATAGCTGCAAAAGATTTATCAGATAAATTAGGATCAAAAAAATACGCAGAAATTTTTGGTAATGAATTACAAACTGTTATTAAACAAACTAATAACGAAATAGCATTTACTGGTTATAAAAGAATGCCTTACACGCAAAAAGATAAAGTGTTAGCAGCAGCTAAAAAAGATAAAAGAATTACCGCAGAAGATTTGGTAAAATTAGAAAATCATTTTAAAACTTCTGGAGAAACATCAACTAAATTTATTAGTTCAGAATTAACTAAAATGGATGAAATGGCTACTAA